TTGATGGTGTGTAATTAGTACTTAAAGGGGCTTCAAAATTGTCTAGTGTACCTAAACCATCATATGCGTTAAAAGTTACGTTAAATGGCTTAGGTTGTAGTTTTTCAATAAACCTATCAACTACTAGGAAACCACTCCAATAAGTTTTGTATTCGCTGCTTACATTGTTTAAAATAGAATTTACACAATTTAAAGATTCAATAGTTCCGCCGTCAGCTATAACACGATCAGCATAACCTTCTGAATCTTCTTTAATATATGAAACAACAACTTTATATTCACGCTCGTCAAATTTGTAAAAATCATCATACGCAACGGAATCTGTAACCATTAAATTTAAGGTACATTTTGAACCTATAATTGGTCGATAAAAATCATCTGATGCTTGCCATTGAATAACAACCGGGCTTTGAGTTCCTACCATTGGCAAAACGTCACCGGTATAATCTTTTTTTAATATTTCAACTTTTTTTCCACGCTCTAAAACATCGGAAAATTCTAATCTATATTTAACGCCGTATGCCATTATTTATTTTTTATGAAATTCTGTCGCTTGTTTCAGTCGCTCTTTCAATTGCAATCAATAAATCTTGACCTTCCAATCTAATTTGACCGCCAACGTTTACGTTTGTAGCAGCGCCTGAACCTCCAATCATACCTTGTAATTTATTTAATGGCGCTATAACTTCAGGATTTGAACGAGCGCCAGGATATTCACCCACAAGCCCCATTGTTGGGCCGCTAACAATACCACCATCAGCAAACTTTGAAAATGATGATGAAACTAATGCAGTTGCACCCGCTATTAATGCCGGTAATACAAAAGCCGCAGCCGGGCCAAATGATTTAGCTGATTCGGATGCACCCGTTATTGCGTTTGACATTGAAACTTTTAAATTATGACCTACAATTTTTAATGCATCTTTTGCCATAGTACCAACAAACGCGCCCATTGCGGTGTCAGCACCACCAAACGCATTAGTAATAATGCCACCTAATGCACCAAAAGAACCAGAAATTGATTGATTAATTGATTGCATCATTTCTTGTGCCTCTGTCATTGACATCATAAAACCAAGAAAACGTGTCTTTTTTTCTTCGTAAACCGCAGATTCTGCCTCAGCTTGTGCCGCATCAAATGCGGCTTGTTGCTCGGCCGTCATTAAATTGTTATCAATTGCCAATTGGCGCATTTCTGCAAACTTTGTTTTTATTCTTTCAACCTCTAATTTTTTTTGTTGTTCTTCACTTGCATTGGTAGCATCAGCAAACTGTTGCCTTAAATCTAAAATTCGGCTTTTTTCTTCACTTTCAATTGTAGCTAATGCCGCTGATTTTGCATTTTGCAATGCTTTTTCATCTTCTGAACCCTTTTTAACTTTGCTAATTAAATCATCATAGTATTTAGTTGATTCAGCTTTTCGTGCCTCATAAGATAATTTATCATTTGTAATTAAGGCCTTGTTTATTTCATCGCTTATAGCTTTTAATTTAGATTTTGCTTCTGGATCTAAAACTGGACTGACTGGAATTGTAACTGTTGGTGTGTCTGGTGTGTCTGGTGTGTCTGTTAAATTTTTGTCAACTTGATCTTTCATTTGGTCTTTTGACATACCATTTGCAGCATCAAAATTAATTCCATCTAAATCACTTTCCGCTTCAACTTTTATTTTAGCTATTTTTTTTGAATTCAAAGCATCATTAAAATTATCAACAACTGCACCGCCTAATTCACTTGCATTTGCTCTTATGCCATCAATAGACCTTGCAAAATTTTTCCTCATCGCATCGCCTATTCCGCTAAAACCGCTTTTTATTTTAGCCATATCAAGAGTAAAAATACCCATCAAAATGTCTCCGACACTTCCTAGATATGCCATCGCGGCTTTTCCAAATGATTTAAAAACAGTAATAATTGTTTTAAAAACAAATTTACCAACGGCTAAAAAGTTTTTAAATTGCATAATTATAGCATTGACTGCAATCTTTATTGGTAATGAATTATTATATAATTCTATAAAGTAGTTTCCAACTTTAATAAGAGCGTTTTTAATACCCGCCCAATTTTTATAAATTATAACTGCAATGGCAGTCAACCCGGCAATTACTAAACCAACCGGCCCCATCATTAAGGTAAACGCCGCACCAATTGCGGGCGCTAATGTTAAAAGCGTTCCTAAAACAGCAATAACCGGCCCTATTGCCGCAACAATACCAACAAAAGCAATGATAATTTTTTGAGTTTCAGGTGAAAGATTTTTAAACTTATCTGATAAATCTGTAAAAAATTTACCAATTTTTTCAACCGCGGGCGCAACTGCATCCAATATTACTGTACCGACATCCATTAATGACGATTTCATTGCGTTTAGTCCTTGAGTCATTTTAAACGATGCCGATTGTGATGTTTTTTCAAATGCTTTGTCAGTTGCACCCATTGAGTTGGTTAACGCATCAAACACTTTTCGATTTTCTTCTAATCCGGCGCCAGTTAAATCTAAAACACCTTTTAAAGCCCTAATATTTGGGAATATTGCCGTTGTATCTTGACCAGTTTGTTTTAAACCATTTTGCAGCATTTCCAGAGTTGACAAAAGCCCTTGTTCTCTTATTGATTCTTGAACGCTTTCGGTTGACATTCCCATTGAAGCAAATGCCGCTTCGGCTTCGGAAGTTGGTTTTTTTAATGATGCTAATATTGCCGTCAATTGTGTCGCACCGGTTGCCGCATCAGTTCCCGTTTTTGACATTGCAGCCATTGACGCACCAACTTGGTCAAATGAAACGCCCATATTAGATGCCAACGGAATCACGCCACCCATTGCGCCGGCTAATGCTGATGCTTCAAGTTTACCTTCACGAACCGCAGCCGTTAAAATATCTGTTGCGCCTGAAGCTGATAAATTTTCCGTTCCATAAGCATTCATTGCAGAAGTTGATAAATCGGCAATGGTTTTTGTTTCACCTAATCCAACCGCAGATGCCTTTAAAGACATATTTAAAACATCCATTGCTTGCGAACCTCGTAAACCGGCTGAAGTAATAAAGAACAATGCTTCAGCGGCTTCATTAGCGCTTTTCCCGGTATCAACTGCCATTTTCTTTGCAGTTTCACCCATTTCAGCCACCTTGTCCGCAGAAACACCAACAAGCGCCTGTATTGAAGTCATTGACTTATCAAAGTCGAAAGCCATTTTAGCAGCAGCCGCACCAACGGCAACTAAAGGCAAAGTCAAAGAAGTTGTCATTGATTTTCCGACAGATTTCATTTTTCCGCCAAATGCTTGAAGTTTACCTGATGCTGATGAGAGGGCGTTTGACAGTTTTGAACTATCTCCGGTGATATTTACTTTTAAATTTTGATCTGCCATAATGTGTTTACTAATTCAAACAAAAATACAAAAAAAAAGACGCTTTTATTTTAACGTCTTTTTGTTGTTCATTGATTGGTATTTTTTCATAAATTCATCCATTCCCTCGCGGGTTGATTTGGGTTGATCGCGTTTCTTTTTTCGTTGCTTGTCAATAGGCAATTCAAATAATTGTTCAGGTTTTAACATTTGCGATTTCTTCTGGCAATTTACATTGTAAATCATTGTTGAAATGTAACGCGCTTGTTCCCATTGTAGACCAACATTATTATGATAATATTCAGCCAATAAACCATTTTCTCGCCAAGTTTGCCGCCAAAAATCATCAGGCAAAATTCCAATTTGCCCAATATAATAATCGGTTAAAGTTTCAAAGTTTATTGTTTCTTTGACGGCTTCGGCTTTGCCGTATTTTTTTGACTGCCTTCTAATGAATTTCCAAGAATTTTTGATTGCATCATTGCCTCAACAATTTCGTTTATCTTTTCGGCGCTTATATCATCAAGCCACGTTCCGGCAGTATAAATGTTATAATCAACATCATTACCACTTTCTAAGTCATTTGCAAGTGCCGCAGAATAAATTAATGCTCTTAGTCCATTAAGTGAAATGCCTGATTCAAATACGCCTCCAATGTCTTGAAGTGATACGCCCATTTGTTCGGTAAATTCCGCCCAAAAGTTCATTGAAAAATGTAATGTCTTTTTTTTGCCGTCAACGGTTATATCAATATAACCTCTTTTTTTGTTTGTCATTTTAAAAGATTTGATTAATAAAAACAAAAAGCCATCGCCTAAATATAGACGGCGGCTTTTTTATGTAAAAAAACTAATGTTGGTTAGTTAGTTGATTTTGTAATTGCGCCGGTGATTGTAAGTGATCCGCTATATGTAACAGCAGCTTCCATTTCAGCAGACATTTCAACACTTGATAAAAATGCTTCAGCAGTATAAACTGCATCACCAGTTTCGGCAGTTCCGAAAACACAAGTTAATTGAGTTCTAGATAAAAGAAAATCAGCCATTTCAATTGCATTTGCACCATCATCATAAGCAATTAAACCTTCAAAAGATATTTCGCCGCCTTTTACGCCTCCAATATATTCAGAAAATCCGTTTGAATCTTTTGTTGTTGCTTCTGGTGTGTCCATTGATAAGGACATTGAACAACTTGTTGTGTGACCAACTGCTGTACCTTCAACAGTCAAGATTAAGTTAGTTCCGTTAAATACTCCGGTTGTAGCCATTATGTATAAATTTAAATGTTATTTAATTTTTTGTAAATATACGAATAATTATTTATTATTAAATTCTAATCATTCAACATTGCAAAGTTGTGATTCAGCCATTTTTTTAAATGAACTGTATGAAGTTAATTTTTCAATTTCTAAATTTTGTAAACTTGAGTTATAATATTGAACCGTGTTTATTTCACCAAAAAAATTAAATAAACTTTCATTGCTTCCGTTAAATGCAAATGCGTTTAAATCAATTGGTGTTTCTCCGCTTGTAACTGTATGAACTAAAAAGCCGTTTACATAAAATTTAAAATTATCAACCTCCCAAGAAATAGCAATTTTATTCCTAACATCATAATCAACGTTTGTTGTAATTTCAGCAACAATATCCCCGTTGGCCCTAGTAATAAATAAATAAAATTGTGAGTTGTTTGTTTTCTTACTAATAACAACGGCATTTGAAGTTGAACTGTCTGAAATTGATATGCGCCCTAGCGTTCTGTCTTTAAAAGATTTTTGTAAATCAACAAACATCGTTGAACCATAAGTTAAAACGCCGTCACAAAGAAATGAATTTAATATGTCTGTTGTGCCTTGTAAATTTTCAAAATAGGTTGATCGTAATCGTAAAGGATTTAATAATTCACTTTGATAATTGCCATTGAATAAAACCGAATTACCGCCATCCTTACAAGTTTCTTTTAATCTTGTTTGTACTACTGTTGTTGTTTTAATATATGAAGTTAAACTGTCATATTCACATTGTGCGCCCCAAATGAAAACACTTGAATCACTTGCTGAATCTGTTGAATCAACTTGACCGCTTAAACTTCTTGGCGAAAATAATGCTGTTAATGTTGCAGCTTCATCAGTTTCAAATGAAACATTTAAACGATACCAATCATTAGAATACTTTGTAAATGATGCACTTATAAATGAAAAATTACCATTTCCAGATTCGGATGAAGTTAATGTTTCATTACTAAATTGAAACAAAGTATCAACCCTATGCGGATAAATACCTTGCGCCCTTATTGCAAAGAAATCGCCAACATTTTTTTTGACAAATACAGATAGAGTCATTTCAAATGAATCTTCATCTTCTTTTGTAAAAGATTTGTTGACGTAAGATGCAGCCGTTGAATTTCTTGTTATAGTGTCCGCTGAAGCATCACCACTTGGCGATAATGTTGTGTTTGTCGTTGTTGTTATGTTAGTTTTTGTCCAGTTATTGAAATCGTCCGAATACGTTAAATTATTAACCTTCTGATCCTCCAATAATAAAACCGGGCAACCTCCGTTTGTATAATCTAAACGTGGAATGTTTGCATCAACAGTTTCAATAAAACCACTTTGATTAACGCGCGTTGCTTGTCCGGCCCTTGTGAATGTTGTAAAATCACCATCCCCATTGACTGGCAAAACTGAATAAACTTTTCCGGCTTTGTACCCACTTGGAATCATTGCCAAAGTTGGATTCGCCATAAATTACATTTTGTGCGCTAAATAATCAATTCCAAAGAATGAATGAACGCCATTTGAATCTAATTCAACACTTGCAGATTTCCATCCGTGTGGATGATCGGCTTTAATTAATTCGCCATCTTCATCAGTTGAATCGCTTAAATCCCATAAAACATCTAAGTGATAGTTTTCACTTAAAACGGCTTCTTTAGTAATTTCACCATCTTCATCAAATTCAGGTTGTTCTAAGACAATATGACCTAGTTTAACGATTGAATGAGAATGCGTTGGGTATTCGTTACCATCTTCGTCTTCGCTTACGCCTAAGGCCTTAATTTTAGCTTCGGCAGTTGCTAAATCTTTAAAATAATACTTTCCTACTTTCATAATACTTAATTTAATTTATTTACTCTT